CCTTAAGATTTATTGGACTAAACAGGATTACTGTCGTTGGGCCTATCCTTCTGTCTGTCAATATCGTAGTAGTTGAGGATTGAGTAAGCGTAATTTCGCCTGTGTTATTGGTCTTTCCGTCCATGATTCCACGGACTACCTCGGCTACAGTCCTCTGGTCACCACCAAATGCAGGTAGGCTTCTAAACATCAGCGCACACCTTGACCAGTTACGTCCACATCTACAGCAACAGCGTTTTTCCAATCTGCGCCAGTAGGATTAACTTGAATACGATGGTAACGCCCTGCGCTACGCAAAGAAACCCTGTTCTCTGAGTCAGCAGCTACTGGAGTACCAAAGGTAACGTCTTGGCTCAACAATGTGCGAGAAGCTATGGCAATAGTTGCTGAACCATTATCTACCTGTGGACGAGCCAAAGTGACCACGGATGGCCCACCTAAATCAATGTCTCCAGTAGCAATCCTGCCAGAAAGGGGTTGACCTGTGTATGTGAAAACCTTTGCACCTAGCGTACCACCAAGGAAATACTTACCACCAACATAAAGGCGTGAGTCTAAACTTGTTGTCAATGCGTCAATAGATGCTGAGATACTATCCAACTGCTCTAAAGTTACAGAGGTAGTAGATGCCTCAGATAAGAAGTCCGTACCTGCATCCGCATAAGTCCACTTCTTAGTGGAAAAGTTGTAAATGATTAGTTTACGATTACCGCCTGTATCTACATAATTCCAAATGACAAGTTTACGAATAGGGTCAACAGCAGAAGTCATTGAGTTGTAGTCGGATTCTGATGCGTCATCAATAAAGAATCGGTCAACCTTCTCGCTTCCAATTGGCACTACTTGCTGACCATCACACATATAAAAGCCATCGTCCGATAGGAAGAACGTAACGCCTTGGTACTGAGCAATAGAGCCAGCAACCATACATCCCTTGTTACGAGAGATATTGTCAAACTGGAATATAAACGGAGTCCCTACATAGGTCATTCGGCTAATCGCTCTTTCTAAGAACACCAAGCCAAACTCACCACCACGGATTCCTACAATCTGTCCACCATCAGGAATATCTTGATAATCAGACTGAGTGTTTACATTCTCTACCCAATCTGTTTCATCATTGATTGCAGACCATCTAACACGATACTGCTGTTGAGCAGAACTCTCATAAGTATTAGCGCAAACCACAAAGTCACGCACGACAGTAATAAATTTAGCAATAGGTGCAGATGCGCTTAGATTAGAAAAAGACGTAGAAGTTCCTAACGTCCATCCTTGCAAAACATCAGCATTGTTTGTAGTAATTACTCGTTTACCAAACTGAGTAAAACGAACCTTGTCGTTAATGCCAGTTGTCATGCCTGTTTTAACTTGAGTCAATGCGCCAACGCCATCTACTGTAAAAATCTTAGTTGCGCCAGAAGTAAACAACTGAGTTGTGGAGTCTGGATTCTTAGCAGCGTACAAAGACACTAGGTCTTCAGAAGCAGTAGCAGAGAACGCTACAGCACTAGGGAAAGGCCCATAACCCACAGCTTGAGAAACCACGTTCTTAGCGTCAGTCAATGCGCCAGAGATACCTGATTGGTCAGGCATCCACTCACCTAGTTGTATTCTTTGTGTAGCCATATCAGATGTATGTATTTCGCATTGCTATTGGAACGCCAGAGAATTGACCCTTCTCATCAGAACGAGTCAAAGAACCCATAGCCCTATCAAACATACTTCCCCATGTATTGATTCGAGCATCGTTCATCAAGTAAGGCTCTGCCTCAAGCAAAGCTGCATACAAGAGCAAGTCAGGACAAACAGTTAAGAATGTATTGCTTGTGTTTGATGTACTCAAGAAAGGAGGCGCAGCAGAATAAACCAAACTCAATGTGTAAGCAAAATCAGGAATAGGTGCTAACTTAAATGTGCTTGCCAAGACTGTGTAATCTAATGGCTTACCTGCGTCCATGCTTCTGGAGTTACGAGAAAACAAAGATGGAGATTCGTAGTTCAATGGAAATACAGGATTACCTGCAACCACAAAATCTTTTACTTCCAAGAAGTCAGATGGGATATTAACTGTAGCCGTCCCAGATGTGCAAGTCAAAGATGTAGAAGTCAACATCTGACGAATACGCAAGTCTCTGCGTAAGCGTACTTCTGCCAAACGGATAAAGTCTGGAATTTGAGTCGTTAGGTCTGAACGAGCCAAGTATTCTGCAATAGTTGTCTGTAGTTCAGCATAGGTAGTAAAACTCATACAACTCCTGTTCTGGTGCGCCATGCACGATTCATTGGGTCATTTAACCAAGCAGCAAAACGCTTCTCATCAAGAACAGCAAAGCCACGCATGATTCCCTGTTTGTTCAAGTCATCAATGACTGTCATTGGAATAGATGCAACCTTGTTACCAAACAATTGGTCAGACCATCTTGCTCTCTCGTCATACGAGTTATATTCTTTTTTATTTTGCTCAACAATATCAGACACATCTTGACGAGTCTGAATAACGATACCGCCCTCACCATCAGCATGAACAGCAGTTTGACGAAAATTGTTAGGATTTTGCATAGCCTAATTCTATCAGTTTGAGTAGAAAAGAAAATGCCCCAGAGGTTTAAGTCTGAGGCATCTTTTGGGTTACCTTAGATTAAGGTGTCAAGTCAGCAATGATGCCGTGTGCAGCTTGGTTGCGAACTTCCAAGGTGTACTCAGCCAACAACTGTGTAGATTCATTGTCGCCAGTTACAGCCAACTCATTGGTCTGGAAAGGACGCAGGTAAGCAACAGCAGCCATGTCAGGGTCAAGCACAAATGCTGTCTCGTTACATGAGTTAGTGGAGGTCATAAATCTATTAGGTACTATAGAAATCGCCCCGAAGTCGCTTAAATAAACATCAGCCGCCGACACAATAGTGGTGGGGGTATTGCTAGGGGCCATGAAACGCTGTGCAGCAATACCAGTAAAGGCAGAAACCAACTGCTTGTGAGCAGGGTTAACCATCAATACTTTAGGATTGCCACCAGAGGCGTACACGCTACGAACAACAGTTTGCAACAAGGCTTCTGTGAAAGTGCGGTTAGTACCATCTGTACGAGCAGTTGTGCCCAAGTTACCAGCGACACCAGAAGTACCACCAGAGTAGTTAGAGTTCAACCATGCTTGCAGACCACCCAATTTACGAGCAGTAGAAGAATCACCATTGGCAGCAACTTGGTTGCTCAACAATGTGGTTTCCATGTCACGCTTGATTTCGCTAGAGGCTTTAGCCAATTGATAAGCCTTTTCAGACTTACGACCAGCTTTGTCAACTGACTGCAAAGTGCCAGAAATCTTGATAGTTTTCTGTGCAATCTGAGTGCGGTTGCCCACACGAGTTGTTGGAGACATAGTAGCGTCAGATGCTGTTGCACCCTCAACTGTGAAGTTATCCAAAGTTGCAGCAGCCAAGCTGTCAGTCTGCCACTCGTGCAGAACAGCAGTAGCTTTAGTCTTACCAATGGAAGACATGAATGGTGTGTCTGTTGGTGAGATAGAATAGATAACGTCCGAAAGGTCTTCACGCATACCGATTGCGGTATATGTTTGATAGGTAGCCATAATTTAATACTCCAAAATTTAAAAGAATCGTTCAAATGCTTTAGCTGCGTCTGCGACTTTTCCTGTCTCACGCAACCTCTGCATAACCTGTTTATCTTGTGAAGACCTAGCTTGAGGAACTGAAGTACCAGAACGCATCATCTTAGGGGCAGCCACAAGTTTTTTATTCAACTCTGGTTTGCTCTTTTGAAGTTGCTCATACTTCATTGCCTTATACAAGGTCATCACAGCACGACTGTCATACACGGAACTGAGTTCTTGGTCAGACCAACCTACAGACTTCGCATAGTCACGGATTTGTTTCCGTACCGCATCACCCTGTGGTGTCGCTAACTCAGGAATCAGACTAACTAGCTTCTCAGATTCTTGACGGAGATGGTTTTGCAGAGAGGCTTGTTGCTCGGATTGTTGCTGTTGGGCAATTCGTTGCTGTTCATTCCTGACTACTGCTAACTGCTTCTCACGCTGGCTCTGTTCAGCTACCGCTACCGCATAACCGATAGGGTCTGTTTCCTTTAAAACTTCTAAGTCCACACCCTGATGTTGCTGCGTAAGGAAGCTATCCAACGCTTGCAACTTCTGGGCGTATGCCTGTCGCTCTTGTTTAACATACTCTAAATGACTACGTTCAGCTTCAATTGCTTTACGTTGTTCAGCTAGAGCCTGAGACTTTTTAGTGTAATCCGTACCTTGTTGATAACCCTTGATAAGTTCGTCTAGTTCTACTTCGACTTCCTCACCAGATGCCTTGACTTTATATCTAGGCTTTGGCTCATCAGATTCCT